TGGGGATGACACTGTAGATTTTTTTACAAAGGGAGAAAATTTACCTGAAGGAATGAAACAAACAGAAGATTTAATTAATACTTATGGAATCAGTATGGAGGAAGCTAGAAGAATAAAACAAATGGAACCAACAGATCAAGTTATGGAAATTAAAAAATTACAAATTTTAAAAAGTAGAAATCAAAATGCTGATGGTGGTTTAAATTACTTGATGGGCATGTAAATGAAAATTCATAAATATAAAGAGATGATGCGTTATCTCACAAGGAAACCTGTCACTACTCAAGATATTGAATTAGCAAGAACTGAGTATCAAACTGAAGTTGCTCCTGAAATGGTAATACCTCCACAAGATAGACAAATAGAATTAGCTGAAGGAGGTCGTGCAGAATTTGCAGATGGAACAAGATTATCTTTTTCTGAAAAACAAAAAGTATTAAACCAAATTAAAAAATATGTAGATAAAAAAATAGCAAAAGATGAAGTTGTAACTTTACAAGAATTAAATGAAAAGTTTGGTCAAGGCCGAAGAAAAGAATATCTTTATAAAGAAGCATTGGGAAAAGATTATGATAAAATAACAAAGTTACAAAGAGAAGGAGTAGGTAGAGTTAGTTTAGAAGTAAAAGATAAACTTTATAATATTATTGATGAAGTTGTTGCAGGCAAAAGACCTCTTATGGATTTGTCTAGAAAAAATTTAAATCAAGAACTTCCACCTATTAGTGAAAGACAATTAAGTAAATATTTAAATGAAAATAAAAAATATGTGGATTATGATTTAGCTTCAAATGTAGATAAAGTTCAACAAAGAATTGCAAAAGGAAATGAAAAACTTAAAGATGCAACTATAAAAAATATAGAGTCTAAATTAGAACAAACGACAGCTAATTTAAGAAGACCTTCTCCAAAAAGAGTAGAAGAATTTATTGTAAGAGATTTAGTAAGACATGATAATCAAGGTGGAGAATTATTTAAAGTTTTACCAAAAAGTAATACAAAGTTTTATGATAAAATTAAAATTTTAGATGTAGAAAATGGAGATGTTTTAACTACTAAAAAAATAAAAGATCTTGTTGATAAAGGAGATCCAAGATTTAAAGAATACAAAGAAACATTTAATGAAATAAATCAACTTAAAAAAACACCTTATATTAATCCAGTTACAAAAGAAGAAACTAATTTATTAAATGCTTTACAACAAGCAACTGGAAATAAACAACCTTTAAATATAGATCATTTAAAAGGAGTTAAAGATAGTCCATTAGATAATCTTGCAGTATCTACTTATAAAGCAAATACAGGTGCAAATATAAAAGATATTACACAAGAACAATTAGACATATTAGGTAGGAAAAAATTTACACCGGAACAAAATATTGAAAGACTTACAAAATTTGCAGATAGAAGATTATTACAAGAATCAGCAAGTGGATTTGAAAAAGTTAAAACACCTTTAGAAACATTAGCTTTAAAAAAATCAGGTACTTTTTATTCTGATCCAACTGGAATAGGTAATTTTTTAGAAACCACTGCAGGCCAAGCTTTATCTAAATCTGCACCAAATCTTTTAAAAACAACTGCTAAACTTTCCGCTGTAACAGGTACTCCAATTAATGCTTTACTTGGTGTTGCACTTTATGCTGATGAATTTAAAGAAATGGGATTAAATGACATTGAGACAATTGCAGCAGGAGCTTATAAAGGTTCTACACAAGATCTTCTTAATTTTGGGGATTTAATTATTAGAAAACTTCCAGTTGCAACATATGAAAAGTTTGTTGAAGATAAACCTTTCTTAGAATCTTTATTAGATAAACCAGAATATTTTGAATTTGCAGATAAACAAATAGATAAATATGCGTCAGAAAAATCTATAAAAGATAGAATTCGAAACAGAGCAGAGTATGAAGTTAGAAAATCTTTTTCTCCAACAATTAGTGAAACTGAAGCTCCTGTTACAGCAACCGCTGAAGAATATGAAAATTTAATTAAAGATAAGGAAAATGAAATTTTAAGTTTAGATCCTAATTTAAAAAAACAATACAAACAAGAAACAACTGTAACACCAAAATTAAAAAAAGATCCTTCTCAAAATTTAATGTTAGGGCCAATCGTTTTTCCAAAATATACACAAGAAGAATTAAATTTTGCAAAAGGAGGACGAGTTAACTTTGCAAATGGATCTGATGATCCAGAAAGTGATTTATATATACCACCTTTAGTAAAAACAAATTCTTTTAGAGAAGGAATTTTAAATTTAGCAACTGAAGGAAGAGATGGTTTTAAAGATGGAACAAAAGATCCAAATAAATTAATTCCTATAGATCCATTATTACAAGATCAATCTCCAAGTGATCCAGGAAGAAGGGATGTTTTAAAATTAGGAGTAGCAGGAGCTGGAATTTTAGGTTTAGGAAAATTAGGATTATTAAAATTAGGAAGTGTTGCCAAGCCTTCTGTATTTGCAGAAGCAGTAAAAGGTACAACTGCCCCATCTTGGATGGAAGGTTTAATGACAAAAATTCTTAAAGAAGGAACTGAAATAAAAATGCCAAAAGAATCCAGTATTATTAAAAAAGAAGTTCAATTTAAAAACTCTGAAACAGGTGATGTTCAAACAGCTACATTAACTATAGATTCAAAATCAGATAGAATGTTTATTGAATATAATAGTCCAACTAATGTTGCAGATCAACCAGTGGTATTAGAATTATTTCGAGAACGAAAAGCTGTACAGAACCCAGATGGTAAATCATTTCATCTTGCACCAGATAAAACTAAAGGATATAATTTTTATACAACAGAAGCAGGTCCACGTGTAGTTGATTGGGATGGAAATATTGAATTTGATGCTGAAGATAGTTACAGAAAGATAATAGAGCTTAAATCTGATATTAGTGGATTAAAATCATATGCAACCGAAGGAAAGGGAATAAACAAAAAAGTAGCTCAAGAAAAAAGAGCAGCTACTGCAGATATTGAAAAGAACCCTGAGGAATATGTTCCAGATAATTATCCAGATACCAACTATTATCCTAATGATTAAACTTAAAAGATTAACAAGAACAATACCACCTAAATCAGGACCTAACCCACAAGGCTTGAATATTGATTATAATACTGTTAGAACAATAAAATCGGAGAAAACAATAAATGGCAGAAATAGACAAGTCGTTACCAAACATAGTAGATAAACTTACGCCTGGAGAAGTAGAGGTAGAACAGATTGCTCAATCTGTAGAGGAAACCCCTGCTGGACCAACTGAAATTACAGAAAATTTAGATGGTAGTGTTGACATAGATTTTGATCCAAAAAAAGCTGCATTAGGTGCAACACAATTTGATTCTAATTTAGCTGAAGTTATTGATGAACAAGTTTTAAATTTACTTGGTTCTGAATTATATCAAAACTTTGAAGACTATAAAAATTCAAGAAGAGATTGGGAACAAGCTTATACACAAGGTTTAGATTTATTAGGATTTAAGTATGAGCAAAGAACAGAACCATTTCAAGGAGCAAGTGGTGCAACGCATCCAGTGCTAGCAGAAGCAGTAACTCAATTTCAAGCACTAGCTTACAAAGAATTATTACCAGCAGAAGGACCAGTTAGAACTCAAGTTGTAGGTGCTTCAACTCCAGAAGTAGAACAACAAGCAGAAAGAGTTAAAGAATTTATGAATTATCAAATTATGGATGTCATGAAAGAATATGAACCTGATTTTGATCAAATGTTATTTTATTTACCATTATCAGGATCTACATTTAAAAAAATTTATTATGATGAAACATTAGGAAGAGCAGTATCTCAATTTGTACCTGCTGAAGATTTAGTTGTTCCTTATTCTGCAACATCACTTGATGATGCGGAAGCTATTATTCATGTTTTAAAAATTTCTGGAAATGATTTAAGAAAACAACAAGTAAATGGTTTTTATAGAGACATAAATTTATTACCATCAGATGATGGAGTAACTGAAACAGATGATATTAAAGATAAGGAAAGACAATTAGAAGGAGTTACAAAAGGAAGTTATAATGAAGATATTTTTACATTATTAGAATGTCATGTTAATTTAGATCTGGAAGGATTTGAAGATATAAATCCTCAGACTGGTGAGCCCACAGGAATCAAACTTCCTTACATTGTAACTTTAGAAGAAGGATCAAGAGAAGTTTTATCTATAAGACGTAACTATGCTCAAAATGATTTATTAAAAAATAAAATTAATTATTTTGTTCATTTTAAATTTTTACCAGGATTTGGATTTTATGGTAATGGTTTAATTCAAATGATTGGCGGTTTATCTAGAACTGCAACATCAGCATTAAGACAGTTATTGGATGCAGGAACATTATCTAACTTACCAGCAGGATTTAAACAACGTGGAATTAGAATCAGAGATGATGCTCAATCTATTCAACCGGGTGAATGGAGAGATGTAGATGCCCCTGGAGGAAATTTAAGAGATGCATTTATGACTTTACCGTACAAAGAACCTTCGC